GGCTACATGACGGACTCCCTTCTGGAACGCATTCAGAAGGAACCGGCGGTCATCATGGAGTTCGCTCAGGCGTTGATTCGAGAAAAGAATCGCGTAAAGGCTCTTGAGGTTGAGCTGAACACTGCAAAGCCCAAAGCCGATTACTACGATGCCTTTATCAATCCGGATGACTGTACCAATATTAGAACAACGGCGAAGGAACTGAAAATCCCGGAGCGCAAGTTCGTCCAGTTCCTTCTTAGAGAAAAGTACCTATTCCGCTCTCCCTCCGGTCAGCTTCTTCCCTACAACAAGGACAGCAATGCCGGACTGTTCATCGTCCGCGATTTTGTGACGTACTGCTACACCGGTTCTCAGACCTACTTCACGCCGAAGGGCAAGGATGTCATCCGAATGAAGTTCCAGAAAAAGTGCGGCGAAGAGCTGCTTCCCAAGATGGTAAGGTGATTTTATGGCAGTTTTCAGAGTCCCCAAGATCGAGAACTTCACGATGATGAGCAATCACCATCTTCGCAACAAGAAGCTCTCCCTCAAGGCTGTTGGGCTGATGTCGAAAATCCTCAGCCTTCCGGATGAATGGGACTACTCCCTCAAGGGGCTTGCCAAGCTCAACGCGGACGGCATCGACGGCGTTCGCTCTGCTGTGCAGGAATTGGAGGATGCCGGTTATATCATCAGGCGTCAGCGTAGGGACAAAAACGGCAGAATGGCGCAAAGCGAGTATCTTGTCTTTGAAATACCGGAGTTGTCAAAACCGGCGTTGGATTCACCGTCATCGGAAAAGCCGATACCGGTAAAACCGGCAACGGATGTCCCGACATCGGGAAACCCAATACAAATAAATACGAACCAAGTAATTACACACCAAGAAAATACTCACTTGAACAATACTCCATCTATCAATCACTCAGGCACAGGACGCAGAAATGATGGGACTGATTGGATGGATGAGCGAGAGCGATATAGAGAAATCATCGAAGAGAACATCGAATACGAGATTATGAAAGACCGCCCTGACGGAGACCGCCTCGGTGAAATTGTCGAGATCATGCTGGATGCCGTTTGCTCAACTGCTCCTACCATCCGCATCAATGGCGAAGATATGCCGCAGCAAGTGGTCAAGTCCCGCTTTCTCAAGCTGGACAGCAGCCACATCGAGTATGTTTTCCACGCAATGAAGGAATGTCCGTCCAACATTCGGAACATCAGGGCATATCTCCTGACCACACTCTATAACGCTCCGGCAACGATGGACAATTTCTACTCCGCAAAGGTCAATCATGATTTCAACGGCTGGTAAACCGCAAGCGAAACGCTGGCGGCTATTTTTATGCCTGAAAGGAGGGCTTTACATGGTCATATTCATTCATCTGCCGGGTGTGCCGCCTTAGCTGAGGCAGCATTCCCTCAATTATTCCAAGGAAAGGAGGTATCACTGCATTGCAGGATGAAGTCAACACCAAAGTTGTTGCAATCATAATCAAGGGCGGCAAAATCTCAGCCGAGGTACTGAAAAAGGCGCTGGACAAGTTCGTTCAGGAGATTGAGAAGGCGCAGAAGCAGATGCAGCAGCCCAAAACCTATCGCGGCAAGCAGTCCATCAAGCATCTGATGAGTCAGAACGCCGCCATCTCCAACATCGAAGTGACGGACGGCAATATCAAGTCCTTTGAGCGGACTGCCAGCAAATACGGTCTGGACTTTGCGCTCAAGAAGGACGTTTCCGTAGAACCACCCAGCTATCTTGTCTTCTTTAAGGGACGGGATGTTGATGTGATGACCGCCGCCTTCAAGGAGTTCTCTGCCAAAACGGTCAAGCAGAAGGAACCGCCTTCCATCCGGCACAAACTGGATCAGGAGAAAGCTCAGAGCAAGGCGCAGCACAAAGAGAAGGTCAAGGTCAAGACCAAGGATCGGGGTGTGGAGCTGTGAACAAACCCGATGTGAAGAAGCTCATTCTTCTGAACCTCCCGTATGTCTTCGCCTTCTACCTTGCGGATAAGATCGCCGCCGTGTTCCGACTTGCACCCGGCACGGAGTTCATCGACAAGCTGACAAACGGCTTTGCCGTGTTCGGCACTGCCTTCGCAAATCCGCTGCCCAGCTTTCATCCCGTCGATCTGCTCATCGGGCTGATTGCCGGTGCGCTGCTCAAGCTGGCGGTCTACGTCAAGGGCAAAAACCGCAAGAAGTTCCGGCAGGGCGAAGAATACGGATCTGCACGATGGGGCAAGCCGGAGGACATCAAGCCGTACATGGACCCGGAGTTCTCCAACAATGTCATCCTGACGCAGACGGAGTTCCTGACCATGAACAGCCGCCCGAAGCAGCCGAAATACGCCCGCAACAAAAATATCCTTGTCATCGGCGGTTCCGGCTCAGGCAAGACGCGCTTTTTCGTCAAACCCAATCTGATGCAGATGCACAGCAGCTATGTTGTGACCGACCCGAAAGGTACGGTGCTGGTGGAATGCGGCAAAATGCTCGAAAAGGGCGGCTACGTCATCAAGTCGCTGAACACCATCAACTTCCGGAAATCCATGCACTACAACCCGTTCGCGTACATCCGCAGTGAGAAGGACATCCTCAAATTGGTCAATACCATCATTCTCAATACCAAGGGGGATGGCGATAAGTCCGGCGAAGATTTTTGGGTCAAGGCGGAAAAGCTCTACTACACAGCCCTCATCGGCTACATCTGGTACGAGGCACCAGAACAGGAGAAAAACTTTACCACGCTCCTTGAGATGATCAATGCCTCAGAAGCCAGAGAGGATGATGAGACCTTCAAGAATCCCGTGGATGTCATGTTCGACGAGCTGGAAGCCCGTGAGCCTGACCACTTTGCAGTCAAGCAATACCGCAAATACAAGCTGGCGGCTGGCAAAACCGCGAAGTCGATTTTGATTTCCTGCGGTGCAAGGCTTGCGCCCTTCGACATCGCAGAGCTGCGGGAGCTGATGAGCTACGATGAGATGGAGCTGGACACCATCGGAGACCGGAAGACGGCGCTGTTCGTCATCATTTCTGATACCGATGACACCTTCAATTTCGTCGTGGCGATCATGTATTCCCAGCTCTTCAACCTTCTCTGCGACAAAGCAGATGACTTTTACAACGGACGGCTTCCCGTCCATGTGCGCTGTCTGCTGGATGAGTTTGCGAACATCGGTCAAATCCCGAAGTTTGATAAGCTCATCGCAACCATCCGAAGCCGGGAAATCTCGGCGTCAATCATCTTGCAGTCCCAGTCTCAGCTCAAGACCATCTACAAGGATGCGGCTGACACCATCACAGGCAACTGTGACTGCACACTTTTCCTCGGCGGAAAAGAAAAATCGACCCTCAAGGAAATCAGCGAGGTGCTGGGCAAGGAGACAATCGACCTTTACAACACCTCAGAAACTCGTTCCAACAACAACTCCTATGGCTTGAACTATCAGAAAACCGGCAAAGAACTGATGTCTCAGGATGAGATCGCCGTCATGGACGGAGCCAAGTGTATTTTGCAGCTTCGAGGCGTGAGACCTTTTCTCAGTAACAAATACGACATTACGAAGCATCCAAAGTACCGGCAGCTCTCCGACTATAACAAGCGGAACGCCTTTGACATCGAAAAGTACCGGCAGCACAAGCTGGTAGTCAAGCCCGATGACACATTCGACCTCTATGATATGGGCGAGGTCGAAGCGGATTAAAGCCCCGTCGCTGCACTGCGCAGTGGGTAAAGCCTGATGGCTCCCAAAGCAGAACAGCGCCGGGGCTTCTTTTTTTATGCCCATTTTCAAAAATACACACTCAACTTTCATCGATTCAAGGAGGAAAATCTATGGCTTTCATCAATCAGGCTGTCACGGTTCTTCAGACGCTCGTTATCGCCCTCGGCGCAGGTCTTGCAGTGTGGGGTGTTGTCAACCTCATGGAAGGCTACGGCAACGACAACCCCGGCGCCAAGTCTCAGGGCATCAAGCAGCTCATGGCTGGCGGCGGTGTGGTGCTGATCGGCACGACCCTCATCCCCCTGCTCTCCGGCTTGTTCGGCTAATCCACGGCAAGCCCAGCTTAACCGAAGGGTGGTGAAATATTGGGCAGCATTTTAGAAAAGATCGAACAGGCTCTCAAGGATATGCTGATCGGATGGATCGAGAGCAACCTGACCAATATGTTCACCGATGTCAACGAGAAGGTAGGAACGATTGCCGCCGAGGTTGGGCAAACACCGTCCGGCTGGAACGGCGGCGTGTACCAGATGATCCGGGGACTATCCGAAAACGTGATAGTCCCCATCGCTGGTATCATCATCACCTTCGTTTTGTGCTACGAGCTGATTTCCATGATTACCGAGAAAAACAACCTTCACGACATGGACACTTGGATGTTCTTCAAGTGGTTTTTCAAGGCGGCTGTGGCGATCTATCTCGTGACGCACACGTTTGACATCGTGATGGCAGTATTCGACATCGGGCAGAACGTTGTTTCCGGTGCAGCCGGAGTCATCCACGGCAGCACCAGCATTGACATTGATTCGACGATTGCGCAGATGCGTACCGGCATGGAGAGCATGGGCGTCGGAGAACTGCTCGGACTGTCGATAGAAACACTCCTGATCAGCCTGTGTCTCAAAATCATGGCGATCCTCATTACGGTCATTCTCTACGGGCGCATGATTGAGATTTACTGCACCGTGAGCGTTGCGCCTATTCCCATTGCAACCATGAGCAACCGCGAATGGGGCAGCATCGGCACGAACTATCTGAAAGGCTTGTTCGCTCTGGCATTTCAGGGCTTTCTCATCATGGTCTGTGTCGGCATCTATGCGGTGCTGATCAACGGCATGATTATCGCAGACAACATTCACTCGGCTCTGTTCTCTGTGGCAGCGTACACGGTCATTCTGTGCTTCTCGCTGTTCAAGACCGGAAGCCTCGCAAAATCCATTTTCCATGCGCACTAAGGAGGTCGGCAGCATGAAGAAGTACAGCATCATCTACGCCGATCCCCCTTGGGCGTATCGGACTTACTCCAAGAAGGGACAGGGACGGTCGGCAGAAAGCCACTACCCGACAATGTGCATGCACCAACGGAGAAAAGAACGCTTGCAGCTTTCTCTACGGCGCGGCGGAAAGAGCTGCTGCGGCTATGGGCTATAAGCGCATCATCACCTACACGCTGGAAAGTGAAAACGGTGCAAGCCTTCGGGCTTCCGGCTGGATCTGTCAAGGCAAAGCGGGTGGGCTTCGCTGGACGGGCAAGCGTCAACCGAAGGAGGATCAATATCCCGCACAAATGAAGCTGCGTTATGAAAAGCAGCTTAGAAAGGAGGAAACAGTCAATGGCATTTGTTCCGGTCCCGAAGGATCTTAACCGCGTCAAAACGAAGGTCATGTTCAACCTGACCAAGCGGCAGCTCATTTGTTTTTCCATCGCTGCGGCAGTCGGCGTCCCGATCTTCTTTCTGGCGAAGGCACATCTCGACTTGTCTACGGCGGCAATGCTGATGGTGGTAATCATGCTCCCGTTCATTTTCTTTGCCCTTTACGAAAAAGACGGTCAGCCCGCCGAGAAGTATCTGTACCACATCGTACAGTCCATGTTCATCCGGGACAAGGTGCGTCCCTATCGCACAAACAATCTCTACGCTGAGATTCAGCAGAAAATCAAAGAACAGGAGGAATTGCAGCTTGAACAACAGCACAGCAAAGGCAAAGCCTAAGATGACGGTCAAGAACGGCGTCGTTTATGGCGATGCCCTTTCCGCTCAGGAAAAGAAGCGGATCGTCATGCAGAAGAAAAAGGACAGGAAGGCAAAGAAAGTCCGCAAGTCCGCCCAGCAGACCATTCCCTATGTGGAGATGTGCCGCGACGGTATCTGCAAGGTGAACAGCCGCCTCTACACGAAGTCCATCGCCTTTGAGGACATCAACTACCAGCTTGCGCAAAACGATGATAAGACCGCAATCTTTGAGAACTGGTGCGACTTTCTGAACTACTTTGACAGCTCGATCTTCGTCCAGCTCTCCTTCATCAATCAGAAGGCAAGCCTCAATGAGTTTCGTAAGCGCATCAACATTCCGCCGCAGGAGGACGATTTCAACGACATCCGCTCCGAGTATTCCGGTATGCTGCAAAGCCAGCTCACCAAGGGCAACAACGGACTGGTCAAGAAGAAGTACATCACCTTCGGCATTGAGGCGGACTCCCTCCGCACGGCAAAGCCGAAGCTCGAACGCATAGAAACCGACATTCTCAACAACTTCAAAACCCTCGGTGTGAGGACGGAGCCGCTGTCCGGCTACGAACGACTGAAAGTGCTTCATGACGTATTCAACATGGACACCAACGAGCCGTTCCGCTTTTCCTTCGATATGGTTGCCCGGACGGGACTCAGCACGAAGGACTTTATCGCTCCCACTTCCTTTGACTTCCGTGAAGGCAAGTGCTTCAAGATGGGCAAAACCGTCGGCGCGGCGAGCTTCCTGCAAATCCTCGCGCCGGAACTCAATGACCGTATGCTTGCCGACTTCCTTGAGATGGACAGCAACATCACGGTCAATTTTCATATCCGGACGATTGACCAGGCGAAGGCAATCAAGAGCATCAAGTCGAAGATCACCGACCTCGACAAAATGAAGATCGAGGAACAGAAAAAAGCAGTCCGCTCCGGCTACGACATGGACATCATCCCGTCCGATCTCGCCACCTTCGGCGGTGAGGCAAAGCGTCTGTTGCAGGATCTCCAGACCCGCAATGAGAGACTGTTCCTTGTGACCATCCTCATCATGAACACGGCAACCAATCGCCAGAAGCTCGAAAATGCTGTGTTCCAGACCGCAGCCATTGCCCAAAAGTATAACTGTGCGCTCAAGCGTCTTGACTTCCAGCAGGAGGAAGGGCTGATGTCCTCTCTGCCTATCGGCGTCAATCAGGTGGAGATTGAGCGCGGGCTGACCACTTCCAGCACAGCGGTTTTCGTGCCGTTTACCACGCAGGAGCTTTTTCAGGGCGGTGAAGCTCTCTACTACGGGCTGAATGCGCTGTCCAACAACATGATCATGGTTGACCGCAAGCAGCTCAAAAACCCCAACGGGCTGATCTTGGGTACACCCGGTTCCGGTAAGTCCTTCTCTGCAAAGCGTGAAATGACGAACGCCTTCCTCATCACGGAGGATGACATCATCGTCTGCGACCCCGAAGCCGAGTATTTCCCCCTCGTGCAGAAGCTCGGCGGTCAGGTCATCCGTATCTCGCCGGTCAGCACGGATTACATCAATCCGCTGGACATCAACACGAACTACTCCGAAGAGGAAAACCCGCTGACGCTGAAATCCGACTTCATCCTCTCCATGTGTGAGCTGATTGTCGGCGGCAAGGACGGCTTGCAGCCGGTTGAGAAGACCATCATTGACCGCAGTGTCCGCATGGTCTATCAGGAGTTTCTTGCAGACCCCAAACCGGAGAAAATGCCGATCCTCGAAGACCTCTACAACATTCTGAGAAATCAGAAGGAGCCGGAGGCACAGCGCATCGCAACTGCCCTTGAAATCTACGTTCACGGCTCTCTGAACGTCTTCAATCACAGAACGAATGTGGATGTCAACAACCGCTTCGTCTGCTACGACATCCGGGAACTCGGCAAGCAGCTCAAGAAACTCGGTATGCTGATTGTGCAGGATCAGGTGTGGAACAGAGTCACCATTAACCGCGCCCAGCACAAGGCAACGCGCTACTACATGGACGAGTTCCATCTTTTGCTGAAAGAGGAACAGACCGCCGCGTACAGCGTGGAAATCTGGAAGCGTTTCAGAAAGTGGGGCGGCATCCCGACCGGCATCACCCAGAACGTCAAGGATCTGCTTGCGTCCCGCGAGGTGGAGAACATCTTTGAAAACTCGGATTTCGTCTACCTTCTGAATCAGGCATCCGGCGACCGGCAGATTCTCTCGAAGGCGCTGAACATCTCGCCCAGCCAGCAGAACTACATCACCAATTCCAATGCCGGTGAGGGGCTGATCTTCTACGGCTCGACCATCGTTCCCTTCAAGGACGATTTCCCGAAGGACACCCAGCTCTACCGCATCATGACCACCCGCTTAGAAGAAACCGTACAGAACTGATAGGAGGATTTTTGAATATGGATAAGAACTTTAACCTTGAGAACGCCAAGAGCATCATCGCCGAAGCCAGCGGTGTTCCCGTGAATACCACATTCGGCAGCATCACCAAGCCGATTGACCTTCTGCTTGAGGTCATCGACATGAGCGCCGATCTCATCGCGCTCATCCACGAGGAAACCGAGCTGAAAAAGCATCACCGCGCATACCTCCACGTTCATGAGGAACTGGAGGACTGCGCCGACGAGATGGCAGTGCGTATGCAGGAGATTTTCGACGAGACCACTGACTGCGTGATCGGACTGATGAAGGATGTTCACGAGACCTTCCGTGTCCGCAAGCAGGAAGCGGCGGAGGACGATGCCGATACCGTCACCATCGCCAAGGAAGACTACGAGACCATGATCGACGATCTGCTCACGATGTCCGAGATCATTCAGTGCGTCGCAGATATGCGCACGCAGGATATGAAGGCAATCCGCGAGTTCGGCAAGTTTATCCCCGCCTTTGCCGCCTTTGAGAAGAACCGCCTGAGCCTCTATCGTGAGGCGGCGAAGGAAGCCGAGGAAATCTTCGACCGTTGGGCGGACGAGATTGACGATCTCGACGAGGACTTCATGGAAGATGAGGACTACGAGCCGGACGAGTATTACTCCGACTGATGCCCATTGAAATGTTGTCGGGTTTCACAGCCAACATTTCAATGGAAACACAAATCCAACAGAACAGGAGGTACACCACCATACAACTTGACATCATTCATACCGGCGATTGCCTCAAAATCCTGAAAACTCTGCCTGATGACAGCGTTCATTGCTGTGTGACGTCCCCTCCGTATTACGCGCTCCGCGATTACGGCATGGATGCTCAGATCGGCAGAGAGACAACGCCGAAGGAATATATCTCGCGCCTGACGGAAGTGTTTACCGAAGTCAGGCGCGTTTTGCGTCCGGATGGTACGCTCTGGCTGAACATTTCGGACACCTACGCCGGAAAGGGCAACCAGGGTGATTTTATTGACCCGAAGAACCCCAACGGCAGAAACGGTCAGGCTGTGGCTCTCAACAACAAGGTTGAGGGCTGCAAGCCCAAAGATATGATCGGTATTCCGTGGATGCTGGCTTTTGCCCTCCGCGATACCGGCTGGTATCTGCGCAACGACATCATCTGGATGAAGGATAACCCCATGCCGGAGAGCGTCAAAGACAGATGCGCCCGCTGCTATGAGCATATTTTCCTGTTCTCCAAGTCCAAGAAGTATTTCTTTGACTACAAGGCGATCTCCGAGCCGATTGCTCCCGCAACGGCAGAACGCCTCAAGCGCGGCATGAAGGGCGGCAACAAATACGGCAAGCCCGTTCCCGGTCAGCCTCAGCCGCAGTCCATCAACCGCCCTCGTGAGCATGGCGAGATCAAGGACGCAGACATCAATCCGCTCCGCAACAAGCGCGATGTCTGGAAGATCAACACCGTCCCCTTCAAGGGTGGTCACTATGCCGCCTACCCTCCAAAGCTGGTTGAAACCTGTCTTCTCGCCGGTTGTCCAGAAGGCGGCATTGTGCTTGACCCGTTCATGGGAAGCGGCACAACCGGCATGGTTGCCTCACAGATGGGGCGTCATTTCGTGGGCATAGAGCTGAACCCTGAATACACCGAGCTTGCCTACAAGCGGATTGGAGGTGAAATCTGATGTCCAAGGAACAGAAACTCAAAGCCCGTGATAAGGTGGTCGTGCGGATGACGCGGGAGGGCGCGGTTGAGGAAAACCTGACGGCTGGCACCGAGCAGCGCGTGTCAAAGCGGCTGGAAGATGCAGAGCTGGTGAAGCCCGCTGAGACAGCCGCGCCTTCCGAAGCTCTTTCTGCGGAGGAACAGAAAAAGGTGCAGATGCGCCGTCAGCAGCGTCAGTTTCAAGCGGAACACGCCGAGGATAATGACACACAGCCGCTCTCTGAAACGTCCGTCACAGAAGAGAAAAGGGCAGATAATCCACCCCGGAATGTATCGGAACCGCTGCCCTCATCGGAAACGCCGTTCAAGCCTCCTGTTTTGGAGCAGTGCGGCGTTTCTTCTCATACCGGCACGGTAATTGCCGAAACGGTTGTCACGCACAAGCTGCGCAAGACCTCTGCGGTTGAAGCAGTGGATGCAGATGCCGTTCTCACTCAAGCGGCGGAAACCACCTCCGCAAAGCCAGTCTCGGACGATGCCGTCCCTCCCACGAAGCGGATGCAGAAGCTCGAAAGAAAGTCTGAGAAGGCGCATGAGCGTCTGGATGCAGCCCGTGAGAAGCTGCCCATGCACAAGGTTCTCAAGAAAGAGCGCGTCTTTGATGAGGAAACCGGCAAGGGCAAAACCCGCCTTCATTTTGAGGATGAGCTGAAAAAGCCCAAGGGCAAAGGGAAACTGCAATTTGAGGCGGACAAAACCGTCCGCAAGGTCGGTGACACCCTCGCTTCCGGCATTCACGGCAAAATTCATGAGGTCGAGCAGGAAAACTCAGCGGTTGAGGCGGCGCATAAAACGGAGATCGCCGCTGAGACTGCCGCTCGGCATTTCAGCCATCATCGGGAAAACAGCGTCAACAAGCCTTATGAGAAGGTCTCCAAGCTGGAACATAAGGCGGATGTCGCTGATGCGAAGCTGCAATATGAGCGAAATCAGCAGGAGCATCCTGAGATGAAGAAGCAGAACATGAACAAGCACTACCAGAAGCAGAACATTAAAAAGGAATATGCCACCGCTCGAAATGCCGGTTCTCAGACTGCCGGGACTGCCACAAAGAATACCGGCAAGAAGCTCGGTGAGAAGGTGTCCGACAAGATCAAGGAGTTCTTTGAGAAGAACAAGAAGGTCTTCATCTGGATCGGAGTCGGAATTGCCCTTCTCGTTTTGCTCGGTGCCGGAATCAGCTCGTGTTCGATGCTCACCTCTACCGGTTCGTCGGTTATCGCTTCCTCTTATCTCAGCGAGGATGACTCGATGCTGGGCGCAGAAGCGCAGTATTGCCAAATGGAGCAGGAGCTGCAACGCTATCTCGACACCTACGAAAGCACTCACAACTACGATGAATACCACTTCGATCTGGATGATATTGAGCATGACCCGTATGTGCTGATCTCCATTCTCTCGGCTCTCCACGAGGGCGAGTTCACGCTGGATGAGGTGCAGGGTACGCTCCAAATGCTGTTTGAAAAGCAGTACATCCTCACCGAAGAGGTTATCGTCGAAACCAGATACCGCACGGAAACCGACACATGGACGGACGCAGACGGCAACACGCACACGGAAACCTATCGCGTCCCGTATGACTACTACATCTGCAACGTGAAGCTCGAAAACTTCAATCTCTCCCACGTCCCGGTCTACATCATGTCTCAGGAACAGCTTTCCATGTACGCAACGTATATGTCGGTGCTGGGCAACCGCGAGGATCTGTTCGGTGACTCTCCCTATGTGGACAAGTACATCACAAATCCGCCCGCTGACTACGATGTCAACCCGGAATACCTGAACGATGAGAAGTTTGCAACGCTGATTACCGAGGCGGAAAAGTATCTCGGTTATCCGTATGTTTGGGGCGGCTCCAATCCCGACACGTCCTTTGACTGCTCCGGCTTCGTCAGCTATGTTCTCACAAACAGCGGGCTTGTGAATACCGGGCGGCTGGGCGCACAGGGGCTTTACAGCATCAGTACGCCGGTTTCAAAGGCGAATGCACAGCCCGGTGATCTTATCTTTTTCGTCGGAACGTATGACACCCCCGGCGTGTCTCACGTCGGCATTTACGTCGGTGATGGGGTCATGATCCACTGCGGCGATCCCATTCAGTACACATCCATCAACTCTTCCTACTGGCAGCAGCATTTCTACGCCTTCGGAAGACCCGCCTATTAAAAGAAAGGAGTTTTGCATGAATCCCAAGTATCAGAAAGTCCTCTCCGACATTGAGAAGGCTGAAAAGAAGAAGTCCGAAATTGAAGGTCAGCTCAAGGAGTTGTACGACAAGAAGACAGAGCTGGAAAACCTTGAAATCATCAACACCGTGCGCTCTATGGTGATGGACAAGGATCAGATCATGGCGTTCCTGTCTTCCATGAAGGGCGGCACCAAGCCCACTGAAAACACGGAGGTAATCGACAATGCGTAAAAAGTTTCGTTTTCTGACCGTCCTTGCGGTCTGCGTCATGGTGCTGTCCTGCTTCTCGGTGACGGCGTTTGCCTATGCCGATGACACCGAGCAGAACCTTCCCGTTACGGAGGCAACTCAGCCCGAACAGCAGCCCGCAGTCACTCCCGCGCCGGAAAAGCCGAAGGGTGAGCCGATTGACGATGAGGGCAACGCCTACACCCGTGACTTGCTCTATGACAAGGCAACCAACAAGCAGTTCATCACTGTCCAGACGAAGAACGGCAACACCTTCTTCATTGTCATCGACTACGATGCGCCGATCAACGAAGATGAGGAACAGTATCAGACGTACTTTCTCAACATGGTCGATGAGAGCGATCTGCTTGCGCTGTTGGATGATGACACTGCGGCTGCTCTGACCACCTGTAACTGCAAGGAAAAATGCGTTGCCGGTCAAGTCAATACCGACTGCCCGGTCTGCAAGACCAACATGAGCGAATGCACCGGCACAGCCCCCGTTACACCTGAGCCGGACAAGGATGCGGAAACCGATGTCCCCGCCCCTAAACCCGAAAAGAAATCCAACATCGGCATGATCCTCGTCATCTTTGCCCTTGCCGGTGCTGCGGGTGCAGCTTATTACTACATCAAGTTCGTCAAGGGCAGAAAGCTCAAGGATGAGGATATGGACTTCTTTGATGATGAAGGCTACGAGGAAGAGCCGTACATCAACGAGGATGATGAGCCGCAGATTGCGGAGGATGTCGAAACGGATGGTGATGAAGATTGATCTTAGTCATTGCTGAAAAGCCCAGCGTTGCCCAGTCCATCGCAAAGGTTCTGGGCGCAACGTCCCGCAAGGACGGCTACATGGAGGGCGGCAATTACATCGTTTCGTGGTGCTTCGGTCATCTGGTGGAGCTGGCAGACGCCAGCTCCTACGATGAGCGGTATGCCAAGTGGCGGTATGACGATCTGCCCATTGTTCCGGAAAGCTGGATGTTTGAGGTCACGAAGGACAAAACCCAGCAGTTCAAGGTGCTGTCAGCTCTCATGAAGGACAAGCGCGTCAACGAGCTTGTCTGTGCAACCGATGCAGGACGCGAGGGTGAGCTGATCTTCCGGCTGGTCTACAACAAAGCCGGATGCACCAAGCCCTTCAAGCGTCTGTGGATCAGCTCGTTGGAGGACTCCGCCATCCATGAAGGCTTCCAGCATCTCCGGGACGGCAAGGAATACGACCGTCTCTATGAAGCGGCACTCAGCCGCTCGAAGGCAGACTGGATTGTCGGTATCAACGGAACCCGTCTTTTCACCACGCTCTATCACAAGAAGCTGGTGGTCGGGCGCGTCCAGACGCCGACCCTTGCAATGCTGGTGGAGCGCGACGGAAAAATCTCCACGTTCCAGAAGGAGAAGTATTTCAACATCCACATCGGCAAGGGCGATCTGACCGGCGATTTGGAAAAGGTCAAAACCGAAGAGGAAGCGAAAAAGATTGCGGCGGCTTGCGAGAAAAAGCAAGCCGTCGTTTCTTCTCTCAAGCGGGAGACGAAAACCGTCAGTCCTCCGAAGCTCTATGATCTGACCACCTTGCAGCGCGAGGCAAACCGCTACTACGGCTTCACTGCCCAGCAGACGCTTGATCTCGTTCAGACGCTCTATGAAAAGAAGCTCCTGACCTATCCGCGCACGGACAGTCAGTTCATCACGGATGATATGGAGGACACCGCCCGTCAGGTCATTTCCATCGTCTGCCGCCAGATTCCGATTTTCTCCGGCGTTTCGGTTACTCCGGACATTGCCCGTGTAACCGACAACAGCAAGGTCACAGATCACCACGCCATTCTCCCAACCGTCCAGCTTGAAAAGCAGGAGGTTTCCGCGCTCCCTCAGTCGGAGCAGAAAATCCTCAATCTTGTCGGGATGCGCCTTCTGTGTGCGACCGGCGAGAAGCACACCTACGCAGAAACGCAGATCACGCTCTCCTGCGAAGGCTATGCGTTCAAAACCAAGGGCAAGACCGTCATTCAAAACGGATGGAAAGCCATTGAAGAGCTGTTCAAGGCATCTCTCAAGACGAAGGAAAAGGACGATCCCGTGAAGTCCCTGCCCGAAGTCCATGAGGGCGATATGCTGAATGGTGTGTCCGCCAGCGTCACCGAACACTTCACAACGCCCCCAAAGCAGTACACGGAAGACACGCTCCTGTCTGCGATGGAGACTGCCGGAAACGATCAGTTTGACGATGACACCGAGAAGAAAGGTCTCGGCACTCCCGCGACTCGCGCCGGTATCATTGAAAAGCTGGTGAAATCCGGCTTTGCAGAGCGCAAAGGCAAATCCCTTATTCCCACAAAGGACGGCTGCAACCTCGTCTGTGTTCTGCCGGAACAGATCACGTCTCCCGCAATGACTGCGGAATGGGAAAATACGCTCATGGAGATTGAGCGCGGCAACGCGGATGCAGACGTCTTCCTCAGCGGCATTGTCCGGATGACCGGCGATCTCGTAAAAGCCTATCCGTTTCTCTCCGATGCCGAAGCCCAGCGTTTCGGCACGGGCAAGGAGGAAATCGGCAAATGTCCCCGCTGCGGCTCTCCGGTCTATGTCGGCAAGGGCAACTTCTACTGCTCGAACAAGGACTGCTCCTTCTGCCTGTGGGAAGACAACAAGTTCTTTTCCAGCAAGAAAAAGAAGCTGACCAAGAGGATTGCAAAGGAGCTGCTGGACAAGGGCTGGTGCCGAGTGACCGGGCTTTACACGCCGAAGAAGCCTCAGCTCTACGATGCGGTGATTCGTCTGGATGACAGCGGCGGCAAATACGTCAGCTTCAAGATGGAGTTCGACCGATGAGCCGCCCGAAGTATATTGCCTCTTGCAGCGGAGGCAAAGACAGCGTAGCGACGCTCCTGCTGGCGGCACAGCACAATGAGCCGCTGGACGAGGCGGTTTTCAGCGAGGTCATGTTTGATCAGAACACAAGCGGCGAAGTCCCGGAACACCGGGACTTCATTTATGACCGGCTCAAGCCCTTCTGCGAAAAGGAGCTGGGAATCAAGTTCACCATTCTCCATGCAGACAAGACCTACGATGACGTGTTCCACCATGTCATCACCCGTGGACCTCATAAGGGCGAGGTTCGCGGTTTTGCGTGGGCTGGGATGTGCGCGGTCAATCGGGACTGCAAAATCCCGCCCGTCCGCAAGTACAATGCCGCGCTTTCTCCGGACACCGTGAGCTATGTCGGCATCGCAGAGGATGAACCCAAACGCCTTGCGCGTCTGGACGGCGTGAAGAAGGTCAGCCTGCTTGCCAAGTACGGCATGACCGAGGCAGATGCCTACAAGCTCTGTCAGGAACACGGGCTGCTTTCCCCAATTTACGCTCACTGCCGGAGAAACGGCTGCTGGTTCTGTCCCAACGCCAGCGACTCGGAGCTGCTGCACATGGTCACAAAGCACCCGGATATGTTTGACCGGCTGATTGAATGGGAGAACGAGGATAACATCTTCCATCGTCGGATGACGCGCAGAGAAACCCCATCTGAGGTAAAGGCTCGTTTACTGAGCAAATCCCAGACGGGGTTTTCTTCGCCCAAAAGCAAATAAGAAATGGAGGTTTGAGATGGCTGAAAACAAAAATGCACAGCAAGTCCGCGAAATCACGGACAAGCTGGAACAGGGCATCAAGGAGTTGTTTGAATCCGAGCGGTTCAAGGAATATCTCCGCACGATGTCCAAGTTCTACAACTATTCCTTCAACAACACACTGCTCATTGCGATGCAAAAGCCGGAGGCAACCTATGTTGCCGGTTATACCTCGTGGCAGCGCAACTTTGACCGTCAGGTCATGAAGGGCGAAAAGGGCATCAAGATTCTTGCACCCGCGCCGTACAAGGCGCAGGAAGAGCGCGAGAAGATTGATCCTTTGACGCAAAAACCGATGATCGGCGCAGATGGGAAGGCTGTCACAGAAACGGTCGAAGTCCTGCGCCCTGCCTTCAAGGTGGTGAGCGTGTTCGATGTCTCCCAGACGGACGGCAAGGAACTTCCGGACATCATCGTCGATGAGCTGAAAGGCACCGTCGAGAACTACGAGGCGTTCTTCGATGCGCTCAAGCAGGAATCTCCCGTCCCCGTTTCCTTTGAGAATATTCCGGGCGGCGCAAAGGGATTCTTCTCGCCGGTTGAAAGCCGCATTGCCATTCAGGAAGGCATGAGCGAAATCCAGACGGTCAAAACCGCCATTCACGAGATCGCCCATGCAAAGCTCCACGCATTCAAGCCGGATGAGAAAGCCGCGCCAGAAGATAAGAAGGATAGGCACACCAAGGAGGTTGAGGCGGAAAGCGTTGCCTACACCGTCTGCCAGCGTTACGGCATTGAAACCTCGGACTATTCCTTCGGCTACATCGCCGGTTGGTCATCCGGCAAGGAGACCAAGGAACTGAAAGGCTCTCTGGACACCATCCGGAAGACGGCGGCTGAGATGATCGAGGGCATTGACGCCAAGCTCAAAGAGTTGGTGGCATCCAGAGAACAAGCGGTAGAGCAGGCAGGCGAAATTGCCGTAAGCATCGGAGAACGTGGCTATATCGAAGTCCATGCTACGGACGGCGGCTTTGACTACTCACTCTATGACAGCAGTATGAAGCTCAAAGACGGCGGCTTTGTTCCAGACGAGGACACCACGGCACATTCCGTTATGAAGTCCCTTTGCACAGAGTTAGGCGTTCTGGATGATGAGATCACCATACTGGATTATGAGGAGTTTCAAGAAAAAGCGGCAAAAGTCACTGAAATCACACCCTCCTACATCGAAGTACCAATCTATCACGAAATGGCAAACTACGCCTACGAAGCCGGTGAGATGGACGCATATCGGGCATCTCACCTTGCCAATATTGCTTGCCGTGATTCGATTGAAACAGCGATCAATGAGAACTACGGCGATAATCGGTTGAATGCGCAAGCTACCGTTCAAGGAGTTCTGGAGAAGTTCTCTCCAGAAAGGGTTGCTTATGTGCTGGCAAACACTGTCCAGCAGAAATCCCATGACGGACGTATCACGACTCCCATAAAGGAATGGGCGAAAAAGGTGGAGGTTTGTGCTGAAAACCGCACGGATTTCATCGTGGATAAGGTCAATCCCGGACTGCTTGATCTATTCACCGTGGAATTTCAGATGCAGACAGCATCTGAAGTTGTACAAGCTCCTGTTGAACCCGCAAAGCATCGCCTGACGTCGGAGGAAAAGAAGATCAAGGATGCGGTCATGGACGCGCTCAAGGGGCAAATCGCCTACCATAACGACGGCATGAGGTCAACCTACCGCTCGTCCGAGCAGTCCTTCCACACGATGGCGCAGTACAAGGTGAAAATCGAGGGCAACACGGTCACGCAGAACGGTGAGCCGCTGTTCAAAATCCATCGCCGTCATGCGGCGCGGAAAACTCAGGGCTGCTACCGTGAGCTGATGCCGACGCTGGAATACGTCAAGCAGGAAAAGCCCTCTATCCGCGATCAGCTCAAAGCTGCCGCAAAACAGCAGCCGGAGAAGAAGTCTCCGGTCAAATCCAAAACGCACGACATGGAGTTGTGAGAAAGGAGACGCATGAAGAAATACACAGACGTTGACATCGTTGCGGAGCTGCAGAAGCTCGTGGACAGTCATGTAGACAGCTACAAGGAAGACTTCGACATCGACAAGCGCATCATCCGCCGCGCTGCCGAAAGCCCTAATCCCGAAGACAAGACGCTGATGTGGTTCTGCCGTCCGCATGGAACGCACTGCCTCAATGAAAATCAGGTCTTTATTCAGGGAACGCGGGATCACAACACCTTCCGCTTTTACGCGGAACAGACCTACGACGAGTGCATTGCCCGCGTCATCATCCCGAAAGCCGTCAAGCGCGGCAAGGTTTTCGGAGATGTCTTTGAGATCAACTACCGGGAACAGGCTGCAAATGTGGCGCAGAACGCGGTTGCGCCGGATCATGACCGGCTGGCCTTCGCAGATGGCTTTGTGCTGGACGCACCCTGCCGCAGCAGCTTCGATGCAGCAATGGCTCTGGTCGGTGAGCATGGAGGCGTACAAGCCCACCAGACGCTCCCGAAGGACGCGGATGCTCTGGCGGAAGTGCTGTCTAAGCAGAAAACCCGCCGTGACAGACTGCCGGATGCAGAGAGAACAGAGGCGCTTTCGCCTCTGCCCGTTGCAGAACTCCGGAAGTACGAAGCGGTCAAAAAGGCGCATCCCGACGCGCTGGTCTGCTTTGCCCAGAACGGCTATTTTGAGCTGTACGGCAAGGACGCGGAGAAAGCCGCGCCGCTTCTCGGCACAAAGCTCCTTGAGAAGAAGGTACGCGGCAAGCCCTCCATGCTGGTGACCGGCTTCCGTGAAAGTGCGTGGGTAGCCGGTTCTCACAAGCTCCGGAAGTCCGGTGTGGATGTCTTTCTCAGCAAGGACGGCGAGACCTTCAAGGAACTCAAAGCCGCAGATTACATTCCTGTCGGCGCAACGCTGAATGTGGATGGGATCAAGTGCAGAATTGACGCGGTTGATTTTGCCGCCGATGAAGTCCGGCTGACGAACATCGAGGATAAGAACCGCCCCATCCGCTTTTCTGAAAGCATCCAGTATGTCCGCTCCTATGTGGAGGATGCCGGGACTGCCATCTACGACACCATCCCGAAGAAGCCTGCTGCCCGTGAATCCATCCGCGACAAGCTGAAATCCGCACAGAAAGCGCAGCCGCCCCACACGCCGAATCCGCAGAAAAACAAAGGAAAGGATATGGAACTCTGATATGAAAAACTTTACCGTGGAAGAAATCAACCTGATGTGCTGCTTCAACACGTCCAGCCGGAAGCGGCTGATCGACGATATGAAGAGCGTCACCCTGAACGACATGGACGGCGAGATCGCAGAGCTGATGTATAAGACCGTCCGGAAGCTCGAAGCAATGACCGACGCGGAGTTTGAGGAACTGTATATCATGCCGGACGGCATGGTGGATGACTGAAAGGAGGATGCCTATGCCCGTATTAGACGGTGATTTTGAAGCCTTCGTCACGAACCTTGGCAAGTACAACGAGGGTATGCTGGTCGGTGAGTGGGTGAAGCTGCCCACCACCGAGGAAGAGATGCAGAAGGTCTTTGAGCGCATCGGGATCGGCAAGCAGGACGAGTTCGGTCAGCCCTATGAAGAGTGGTTTATCACCGACTACGAATGCCCGATCTACGGCGTCCAGAAGATGCTTGGCGAGTACGAGAGCCTTGATAAGCTCAACTACCTTGCCGCCTTAATTGACGAGCTTTCCCTGAGCGATCAGGAAAAGCTCGTTGCCGTTATGGAGGCTGGCTGCGATGAGGTCAGCGACATCGACGATCTCATCAACCTGACGTTCAATCTGGACTGCTACGACATCATGCCCGGTATCAACGACGAATCCGATCTCGGCTACTATTACGCCCACGAAGCCGGTATTTACTCCGAAAAGGATCTCGGTCCTCTGGCAAATTACATTGACTATGAGCGCTATGGTCACGACATCGCTTATGATGAGCAGGGACATTTCACCGATGAAGGCTATGTTCGCGTTGCAAGCGAGAGGTGGGACAGGCAGTTTAACGGGGAGCTTGATGACATTCCCGACGAATACCGGATCACCGGCTCAGGGGAAGCCGTCGAGCGTGACAGCACTATCGCCGTTCTCATCGTCGAGCCGGGAAAGGAGCCTTATGTGAAGGAGATTGACTCCGGTCTGGAGTCCTTGCAGCATGAGGTGGGCGGTGACATTCAGGCAGTTTATCCCTACGAAGACCCGGTTGCCTTAGTCTGCAACGAGGAAGGCAAGCTGGAAGGTCTGCCCCTGAACCGCGCTCTGCGTGATGAAGACGGTGACATCTACGACATTGTTGCCGGAACATTCTTGGTAGTTGGCTTGACGGATGACAGCTTCGGCTCTCTGACCGTAGAGCAGATGCAGAAGTTCTCTGATCACTTCAAAGTGCCGGAGCAGTTTGCAAAGCTGGGTGATAAGATTGTGGCGGTTCCCATGATCTCGAAGGAGCAGCAGAAGCAGGAAGCCGCCCAGCAGAAGGACTTTGAGATGAATGCCGACACCTCCGGGCTGACGGTTGCCGGTCACATCGGGACGTGGCACGCCATTGACCAGCACGAGGTCGGCGGTCACAGCTTTTACCTGATGGAACATGACGCTTACGGCGATGAAGCGGCTTGCATCATCGTCGATGAACGCGGCAAGCTCGTCCTTGATGATGTCTACAACGGCTTTGACGATGACACGCTCCGCCTTCTCGACCTTGAGGTCAAGGAAGTGCCGGAAATGCCCGATTCCGCGCTCTCCGTTCAGGATATGAAGGACTACGGCTACGCATGGGCTGGCGTTCTTCCCGCCGGTCAGGAGGCGGCTGAGAAGGCGTTGGAGAAGGGCTGCGAGGTTTACCGCCTCTATTCCGATAACACCGAGGGCTTGTGCGTAGATGCCAAAGAGATTGCCGATCATGCGGCAAAGGGCGGAATGCTCGGTATCTGCAAGGAAAGCTGGATGGCAGCTCTTGAGAAGGAAAACTACCTCAAGGCGGCGGAGATGTCGATGGAGGATGACTACGGCATGATTGATGGGATCATCAACAACGGTCCGAAGGAAGACAAGACCCTTGATGCCAAAGCCCCCGAAACCGGCGAGAAGTCCTCCATCATGGACAGACTCAAGTCTGCAAAGGCTGTAAAGCAGAAGGAATGCTGCCCTCCAAAAAAGCACAAAGGAGAGATTGAGTTGTGAGCAGAAGTCAGAAATGGAGGCAGGAGTGGTCATTCTTCATCGGGGACAGCGGACGCCGGAAGTATAACCGCTTCTGCGTCCGCTGCGTCCATAGCTGCAAGCAGAGCTTCCGTGCGGATCTCATCGCCTGTCCGCACTTCTCCCGCAAGGCATCGCAGTGTAGACAGTTAGAGGTCGAAAAAGCCTGTGATTGCAAGCCTCAGAGCGGCGCAAATTGACCAACCTAAGTGATTGTATTCCCTGTGCAGTTTATTCTTTAGCGCGGAAATAAGTGTCGATTTCGGCACTTGTTTGAATGCCCGGAAAACGAACCAAGAGCCTCTGTCGATGCCCGGTTTGGGTATCGGCAGAGGCTCTTTTTTTGTATCTTTTCTGTAAATACCGTCGAAAATCACACGTTAATCCATAGTATCGCTATTAGCGTTTCTGTATAACTATGCCTCTAACCCATATAATTATCATGAGCGTTATAGAAAAGGTGTAGGTACCCGCTATGATTGACAAACGAATAGGTAAACGAGTAAAACAATGCCGGGAACGCCTCGGAATCTCGCAAGAAGAGCTTGCGGAAAAGACCGGGCTGACTGCAAATTATATTTCTACGGTTGAACGTGGTATGTCGTTTCCTCGCTGTGAGAAATTGATCATTCTTCTCAATGGGCTTGAGGTTTCGGCAGACGCGATTTTCTGTGATGTCCTAGAGCATTCGACAAGCTATAAATCGTCTGAACTCTCAGAGAAACTTGCTTCGTTGTCTCCGCAAGCGCAGAAGCGCATTTTGCAGATGGTTGAGCTGATGATCCAGCAGGAAACGGCAGATAATGGCTGAATCCGTCATGGGCTGTGTGATTTTTTCACGCAGCCTTTTTTCTTCCCTTATTTCGACAGAATATTTCATATCTCCGTGCTATACTATGTATTAAAGACATAGAAACAGTCTCTAATACATAGTCAGGAGATGAAAAAGAAAATGAAGACCTGTGCTTTTACCGGGCATCGTCCGCAAAACCTCCCGTTTGGTTTCAATGAGGAAGACGAACGCTGCATAGACCTCAAAAAAACTCTCAGGGAGCAAATCATCAATCTCATCGAAAATGAAGGCGTCACGCACTTTATATCCGGAATGGCAATCGGTGTAGATATGTATGTCGCCGAGATCGTGCTGGGGCTGAAAGCATCCTATCCGGGAATTACGCTTGAAAGCGCCATCCCATGTGAAAGTCAAGCCGCAAAGTGGTCAGAAACTTTAAGAGATCGGTATTTCGACATTGCGTCCAAGTGTGATAAGGAAACACTGATTCAAACCCATTACTCGCCCGACTGCATGGACAAGCGCAACCGTTATATGGTTGATCATGCGGATGTCCTGATCGCGGTTTGGGATGGAAGCCCCAGCGGAACCGGAAAGACCGTCAACTACGCCTTGCGTCAGGGAAAACCCGTCGTGGTCATCAACCCTCGTTCGTTGAGCATTGAGCGCAGATAGAGTGAGAATAAAACGAACGAAGAGCCTCTGTCGATGTCCCGGTTTGGGTATCGGCAGAGGCTCTTTTTTTGTGTCCGCATTTTTTCAATTTTGTAAAATCGCTGCGAGACCGCAGCGATTTTCTAAAAAGTGTTGCAATTTCGCAGCGAATATGCTATAATGAATATGGTGAGGTGGTTGCATGAGCAATATAGGTGATTTTCTTAAGAAACAGCGAGAAAATAATGGACTGAGTTTGAAGGATGTCCAAAAGAAAACCGGAATTAGCAATTCAGTTCTCAGCCGCATAGAGAATGACAAAAAGCAATCCGGCGCGAGTCCAATCGTTTTGCGATCTCTATCCAAACTGTATGGTTGCAGCCTCATCGAATTGTTCATTATGGCGGACTATCTGGATGACGAAGCACTTTCTTCCTACGAGCAGGTTTTCCGTAATTCTGATCTGCTTACTGATGATGAAAGAAAAAACATCCAAGAACAGATTGACTTGTTCACGAAAGGAAGGAAGAGACAATGATTTTCAAATTAGGAGAACTCTTTTGCGGACCTGGAGGTCTTGCATGGGGTGCAACTCATGCCGATATAGGGAACTCAGAATATAAAATCGTCCACGCTTGGGCAAATGACTACGATGAGAACACTTGCAAAACATATCGTCGAAATATTTGTCCTGATGTTCCGTCGAGTGTTTACCATGCTGATGTCAGAAAATTCGATTTGACTAAGTTGCCTCCGATTGACGCATTTGCATTTGGATTCCCTTGCAATGATTACAGCGTTGTCGGTGAACAAAAGGGTATGGATGGAGTCTATGGTCCTCTTTATTCCTACGGAGTTAAAGTGTTGAAGCTGTATCAACCACAGTGGTTTCTTGCCGAAAACGTAGGTGGACTTCGCAACGCAAATGATGGCAAGGCATTCACCAAAATTCTTGACGAACTGCGCAAAGCTGGATATAAACTTTATCCAAATCTATATAAGTTTGAAAACTACGGTATTCCGCAGGCTCGGCACAGAATCATTATTGTGGGCATCAGAAATGACATTGATGTCGAGTTCAAAATCCCCTCATGCGCTCCGTATGCAAAGATCGACAATACTTGCAAGACCGCAATAGAAGTCCCGCCCATCCCCGCTGATGCCCCTAATAACGATGCAACAAAGCAGTCTGCAACTGTTGTTGAAAGGTTGAAGTATATTAAACCGGGGCAAAACGCTTTCACTGCCGATTTGCCCGAAAATCTGCAGCTGAATATTTCCGGCGCAAAAATCAGCCAGATTTACAAAAGGCTCGACCCAAACAAACCCGCATACACGGTTACTGGGAGCGGGGGCGGAGGAACACACATTTATCACTGGGCAGAACCTCGTGCGCTGACTAACAGAGAGCGTGCAAGACTTCAAACTTTCCCTGATGATTTTGTATTTGAAGGAAACAAGGAAAGTGTGCGCAAGCAAATTGGCATGGCTGTACCGTGCCGTGGCGCGAAGATAATCTTTGAGGCAATATTGAAAAGTTTTGCTGGCATTCCATACGACTCGATGCCCGCCAATATTGATGAGTAAAAACATCGGCATGACTTTGTGGTCATGCCGATGTTTTTATACAGAAAAGTCCATATAATATGTTTCTTCGTCCAATTTAATAAACGTGACATCGGTTCGTCCATAGCGATCAAGGGCGTCGCGAGAAACGTATTCACCGTTTGCAAGCCCTAAACGATTTCGGAAATATTCTCCTAGATCACTGTTCCGTGCGGGAGTAGTAATTGCTTTATCGTTTTGCTGTTCAATCCGCAGAATCAGTTGGTGACGATCATCGGTAATTGCTGTGAAATGCCGTTCTTCCAGTGGAAAGAAGCCGCTTTTCGCTATACGCCTCGGAAGATGAATATACGCTTCGTTTGGATTTCTATTAGGTCGCTGTCCCCAGTTTAGCCCAGAACGCCGTCCCGGTTCGCCGTTTCTTGCCAGAAGGCTCAGTTTGACCGATTTATAGAGATGCTCTGTCTGTCCAATATCTTCTCGCAGTGCATTTTCGCGGTCTAAAACAGGATGTGTCGGGTGAATAAGCACATACTCTTCTACTTCGGCATGATTTGCGTAAATGCTTCGCCCTGTCAGCTCTTCATAATAGCGCATTGCCTCGGCTGGATCGCATTCAGATATGACTTCCTGCCTATGATGCCCAACAAATGATCCCTGAACAAAGTTTGCAGACCCCATAAACGCAGAGATAGGTATTCCACCTTTTGCCCAGATATAAACATTAGAATGAACAGCAGGATTATCATAGATATAGCTGCATTCTAATTTTGAAATCTCAGGCGGCTTACTGTCATGCAAAAGTTGTATAAACCCCTCGTGAACGCTGACACTCACTCCGTCATAAGGAATCATTCCTACCATCAAAGATATTTTGATGGGGCAGTGTGTACGTTTATCAAGGTTTTTCATGTACCATGACAGCATTGTCGGAGTGGCGTATGCAGATACAATGTACAGCTCATCAACATCATCGGATAACGGCTCAAACAGCAATCTCAATGCTATATCTTCATGAATCAACAACGCTACACCTACTTCCGTTTATATTTCTGAACGCTCGGAGATTGCTTGCATGACCATATCGACACATTCGTCGAGATGTTTCTTAATCTGCCATTCCCAAAGACGAATTACCCGCCAGCCATCACTTTCGAGTTCGGCAGAGACCTCTTTGTCGCGCTCCATGTTCCGCTCAATCTTTGGAATCCAATAATCTCTATTTGATTTGATACGTTTGTTTCGATTTTCCCAGTCATAACCGTGCCAGTAGTCAGAATCACAGAAAATGGCTATGCGGTATTTTGTCAAGACAATATCTGGCTTTCCGATGAGCTGTTTGTAATTTTTGCGGTATCGAACGCCTTTGTGCCACAGTGCCTTCCGTAATGCCAGCTCAATACTGGTGTCTTTGCATTTTATAGCCTGCATATTCTTCCGGCGCTGTTCAGGAGTTAAATCATCCATATTGTTTCATTCAGCTCTCTTCTTCCTCTGCTTCTTCTACATCATAGTAGACAACATCTTTAGGAAGTCTGATATTCGGAACCCAAAGCTGACGCCCATTCCATCCTTTGCGCCCAGTCATCTTGTACATCGTGAGAACAACTTTATCTTCAAAAGAGGCTCCCAAACTCCAATCATTCGGAGACAGCAATGCACCAGTTCCTTTTGCAACATCTCTGTTGCGTCGAACGATAAGAACACCTTGAGCAGACGGCTGTTCAGCAAGCATTGTGTCAAGAATCGAGACAAAGCTACTGACGTTGAAGTCTTCCGCAGAGGAAATGTGAGAGAAAATCTCCTTCATTAAGCGGAGATTAACTTGATAGGAAGGATCTGCGTCGTCGAAAGGCGCAAGGAGGGCATCAAGCTGTTCAATGGTCGTGTTATCCGGATCAAACGGGTAATAGTTTGTTCCACCAGAAAGCATGAAAACTTTTTTCTTGTCCAGAACATTTGCGCGAGTAGGGTTCAGCCCCTCCGGATAGAAGATTCGGATTTTTTCTGCGCCCTGCTCAATTTGGGCGATAATGGAGTTGTTTGTCGCGTTAATATCCGAAAAAAGTTTGTACAACGGCTCGTCAATAAAGACCTCCATCATTCCCGGATCACGGTCATAGCCAAACATTCGACTGTGCTGCCACATCGTGTCAGCCTGCGGCTTCTTGCTCGTTCTTGTGTAATATATTGTATGGAGTGCTGGGAATGTTACCCCGCGACCGAGGGTGTTACCTCCAATAACGATGTTTGAGCCAGATGAATACTCTGAGCTGTCCACTTCGTTCTTCCCATTCATAACGAGGACTTTGACGCTGCTGCTATTGAGCAATTCTTTTGCTTCATTAAAAAGAGAATCAAATGTGACTCGTTCTTTTCTCTGCGGATGCAGATGGTCATATTCTTTCAGGAGTTCATCCCTAAACTCGGTTTCAAGATGTTCTTTGCACCAAAGCAATTCGTCTGTCATCGCTTTTGCATACTTTCCATGAACGGCTTGCCGGACGCTCGGATGGACTAAGCAGTTTGAAGTTTTCCCTCCTGATGCAAGAATCTGGCTGGAAACAGCAAGATGTCGTATAACCACTTGATGCTCTGGCTTTTTAACCGTTTCGAGAAATTTGATACAGTCGGATGTCTTGTTCTTCGGAAAGAAAAAATCCCCACCAAGATAAGCCTCACCCGGCTCAAAATAATAGGTAAAGTAGGGGTGCCAGCCCGATGCCATAGTCTGCAAAAGAATTGCTTGAGGGGTACCTGTTACCTGCAAGTAAATACTGCTCGATGCTCCGTTTTTGATAGCATCAAGATATTTGTTAATCGACGATTGCTTATTCCTATTTACAAGCGTGTTGAGAGAAGCTGCATCTGCCTCGTCATCAATGATAAAAAGAGGATTTCCCTTCATAAAGCCGGTAGATGCAAAGACATTAGCCCACAGCTTCAGAACGCGATAATTCTTTTTGAGGACAACAATAGCCGGTTGAAGCAAACTGTTTTCAATAAAGAGACCGGAATCGTTCTCACCGCAAACACAGAAGCCGGTAAGGTCTGCTTTAACGCGATCAAGAGTTTGCTGTTGCAGAACCACATTATCAGTTGTCAACAGAACAAAAGCAGGAAAGCCTAAATCGGCAGCTTTGCACATGATACCAAACATCTGACCTGTTTTCCCAGATTGAACATTTCCGAAAAGCAGTCCAATCTCATGACTGCAAAATGAAAAGCTCTTGATGTAACGGTTCCCGACATCCTCAGCTGTATGCGAAATCGACTCTGCAAGTTTTTCATTCCCACGGCTTGATATTGTTTTGAGATAGGTTTTAAGATACTGCATTACTCATCATCTCCTTCGTCTTTTGCTGCCTCGAAGGACAAAATCCATACATCAAGCAAAGTGCCGTCTTCTTCCTCCATTTTCTGCGTTGTTTTTGTAAGCACAAGAGTGTTGCACCCATAAGCAGACAGCATTTCCTTTGTAATCATACCCTGCCGATCTCTATCAGCCTGTGTATCATTTACAGGTGTCACAAGTCCTGCTGCGGCGAGCCGTCCCTTGATCCAACGTCCCATAATCAGCTCATCACCGACCGCGCTGAATTGTTTATTGCCATCGCTTGTTGTATGTGCTTTGAATGTGTACCCATCATCTGTAACAACAGCAAAGGTAACATTTTTCTCAGGATAGCCCTCCTGTGTAGTTATCTTTTTATTTACGGTGAACTGCGTTTCATACCAGTCACGAGATTTTCGCGCACTTCGAGGTGCGGCGTAGCTGACGTTTAGGTTGGATTTTGTATAATGACGATTATCGTCCATGTGCCGTTCAGCATACGCAGGAACCTTGATCGGCAGAATAAACGATATATCAGTCATGTGCTTCTTGTACAGCTCCGTCTGCGATGTCGTTATCTGCTCAACGAGGTCAATCCCCGTTAGTGATGTATTGACCTCTCTGATAAACGTAAGGTCCGTAAAAGCGTCAATCCTTGCGGAACAAGAGGGACTTTGAATCTGACGAATATGCGTGGCAAGCTCATTGCATTCAGTCGGATCTTCGGTTATTGCAGATAACTCATATTGTCTCCTATTAGAAGCCTCAAGTTTAATTACTCCAAGGTTCGCCGAACCGATGATAACAGATATAACCTCGCCTTCCTCATTGTAGAAAGCATAGGTCTTTCCGTGATATTTGAAAGCTCGGACAAGACGAATTTCGCCTATGCCATCGTTGACCCAACGCTCGTTGATTGCCATTGCAGTATGATAGATCGCTTCCGGGATTCCTTCAACATAGTACATTCCTATCGTTAGAATTACCTTGCGAATATTTGAAGATCGAATGATTTCATCCAGTTCTATAAGTGATGCTTTCGAGACATAACCCACTGCAATTTCGATAGAGGAAGCTCGTTCTGACTGTTCACGAAAGCAGTCTGCGACGCTCATCTGTCCATCCTCAAGACCCATCGGCAGAATATTTGAATATAGAACCTTCATTTATCTTCCTCCGTTCCATCAGTGTTTTGTACATCAGCCTCTTGGCGGGTAAACTCCATAATGTCGGTTATCTGGCAGTTCAGTGTATTGCATATTTTTTCGAGGACTTCAAGTGAAACGTACCCATTTCGGCTCATTCGTGAGACAGTGCTTGTCGCAATTTGTGCAGTCGTACTCAGTTCGCCCTTTGTCATGTCCCTGTCGATCAATAATTTCCAGAGACGTTTGTATGATACTCCCATTCAAGAATGACCTCCGCCTATATAGACTCAGAATAATTATAGCACAAGATACGCTATTTTTCAATTCTACGCGCTGAAAAGTCACAATTTATTTGCAGTTCTCGTCAATAATACGCACATAGTGAAAGAAGCTGAGGCAGATAAACTGCCTCAGCTTCGGATTTACTCCAATTCATTCTTTGCGCTGTGTTCTTGGTCACGCTCTGCACTCGGCTTGAGGAAATCATCCACATTTGCCTTCAAAGTGTCGATCGACCGAGCTTCCTTTTTGAGCTTCGCACGTTCATCATAGAGCCGCTGCTGTTCTTCAAGAAGTCTCTGCTGTTCTGCTTGCAACGTCTTTAAGCTCGGCAGCTTTTCATCGCCCTGCATAGCGAGAAGTGTACTCCGTGCCGCCTCGAAGATCACAAGCTCTGCCTCATGCTTTGCCTTGAAACCCGGCTTATCTTTTGCCTTCTGGAAGGCGTCATACACAGGCTTGAGCCGCTGGTAGTTGGAGATGTTCTTGATGAGCGGCTGGACTTCCCGCAGTCGCGCTTCAACGCCTTTCAGCTCCTTGCCGGTGCGGTCATAGGAGCTGTGAACGTCCTCGACCTTCTTCTCAAGATCGGCGTATTGGAGCAAGTTGTTTTCCGTGAGATAGTTGAGCGTCCGCGCCGCTTCCTTGAGGATCGTGAGCTTGGCTTTATACTCATAGCCCTTGCTGTCGATAAGTCTGATCCGCTCCTGAATATCTCCGATGAGAGAGATGCCCTTCGGCACGGTCTGTCTCCGGTTTCTGCGCGGCGTCCGTCCGGCAATCCGCTCCTTGATGCGTTCCTCGATGTAGTTCTCTCCGATGGTCTTAGAACGGGTAAACCGCTCCTGACCTTCAGCGCGGAAGGAGATGTATTTGCCGGTCTTGATTTCATAACCGGCTTCCTGCATGAGCCGCAGAAAGTCATCATAGTCCTTCGCAGTGATGACAAGCCGGTCGATGGTCTGCTTGAGCTTTTGCTTCCAGCTCGTGCCTCGCTTGGCTTCGGTGTATTCCTTGTAGTCCATGCCCTTGTTCTGCGACGGAGGGATCACAGACAACCCGTGTTCCTTGCATATCTCATCACTGAGCTGACGCAGTTCCCGATAGGTTCTCTTGTTGCTCCGGTAGGCATGGAAGTCCACATAATTTACGGCATTGAAGATGATGTGATTATGACAATGCCCCTTGTCGATATGTGTTGCAATCACATACTCATACTTACCCTTGAGCCATTCGTCCGCAAGTTGCTTTCCGACTTCATGAGCTTCTTCCGGCGTTACTTCACCGATGTCAAACGACTGGATTAGATGACGGGCAAGCACCTTCGGCATCTGCATTCCTTGCTGCACTGCAAGGTTTCTCGTCCACTCAAATTCTTTTGCTGCCGCGTCACTTGCAGCGCACCCATAGGATGAAACATAGAAAGCATCGTCGGTCTTCTGCGGGTCGAGAATATAGGCGAGGGCTTTATTTACAGTTCCTCGGATTGGCTTGATTTTAGTAACTGCCATATCTCATCCTGCCTTTCTTTCAGCTCTGCAATATCGTCTGCATAGAAGTGTCCAGTGGAGTTTATGCGGCGGCAAATCTGATTGATATTTGAGGCAACACGGCTGACAGCGGCGGCGAGTTTTTTCTGCTGCGTGTAGTCCACCTTGATGATATAGCCGTCAATCAGCATCTTCCTCGCATACGCTCCAAAGTTCTTTGTTCCGAGCTGTTGCATCTTCCTTTCGATGAGTTCTTTTTCGTATTCCGTGACTGCAAGCCGCATGATAATCGGTCTTGTTCTATTAGCCATAGGCGATCCGTCCTTCCGTAAAGTTTGAGGGTTTGGGAGGCTTCCCAACAAGCAGTTTTTAGATTAAGGGGAGGGGTTCCTTAATCGAAAATCGCAAGTGTGGCTACACTTGCTGTGCTTGCTATTCTCTCAAATCGTATTCCCTCGCAGAGACTCCCCGTAAAATACCCCTTCAAATAACAACGGACAGTTTATTGGGATTTGTCCGGGATTGAATAGGATTTTTCTTAATCTCATTTAGATTTGATACGTCTGCATCCACCGTTTTCACATAAAAAAGACTGCTGGGCATTGCGCCTTGCAGTCTATTTATCTCTGTATTCAATTCGTTTGGTCGCATGGCAAGCGACATTATTCTAAGGATGAGAACACCTCTCCGTCAATACTTAGAACGTCATCCATCGAAATCTTTGTGCCGTCCTGCATGGTGATCCGCCGCTCAAAATCATCGACCTTTTTGACTGCGCCGGTTGCTGATACATATTTGCCGCCAGCCTTCCGCTCATCGGGCTGGAAGTAGGTAATGGTGACCTCCGGCGCATCATCAAAAGCATCCATGAGAAGCTGATACTTCATGTCCAATGCAGTCAGAGCTTCCTCGTCAAGCTCAATCCTTTCGTCGGTCAGACGCCCGGTTTCCTTGATAGCTGAGTCGTAGCCGGTGAGGGCGGCGAAGGGAGCGAACTGCGCCGCTCGATCTGACATCGGCATCTGTGGTCGCGTCTTGGAGACGTGGTGAGGAAGAGACAGGATCTCATCGTATTTGTTGCTCGTGCGCATTTTGCATCTCCCTTCCATGTGACCGGGGATTTATAAGTGTCTTTGCAAATATATCATGTCAATAAGTTGAACACCACACTCAAATATCGGATGATCATAATGATCAGTAAAGAAATTAGGGATGCAATGAGAGCGTGCAAACCCGCATTTCTCGTAAAACGGAACAGTCAACGCACTATCTCCCGTCCCTACTTGTATAATAGAGTATTTTCCTGTATATCGGTGAATTAAGAAGTTAATTAGGGCTTTCCCGTAACCGCAGCCCTGATATTCTGGCTTTACAGCAATATTCTTGATTTCAAGAATCCCGTTTCCCTCGTCGGTAACGATACACTCTGCTTTCACGCCATTATCATCAAGTACATACATGGTTCCCTTTTCAAGATAGCGGTGAATCATATCTTCCTGCTCATCTGCCAGCAACAATAAGCCCATATAAAGCATCTTATCATCAATAATTTCTTTGATCACCATATTTGACCTCCAAAAACCCGATTTGTTTGATCCTTTATGCCTTATGCCCGCCGATCTGCGCATTACGGTCTTTGGCGGTTGCGCCTTCTTCAAGATTCATCGCCTTGAGGATGGCGTTCTTTCCGTACTTCTTCTTGATGGCAAGAGCCGCCTTCTGGATTTTTCTCTCGCGCTCCAATGCGGCGTCTTCGGCTTTCTGCTTTTCCTCTTCGGCGGCATAGTCGGTAAAGAGGTCGAGCTGGACAACCCCGTCATTTTTCTTCGGCGCGTCCGTTTCCGGAAGGACATGATTTGCCACAACATACATACGGCGGACAAGCAGATTCTTGTCCACGATCCGGTCGAAGAGTTCTGACACAGCACACATTATTTTGCGCGTAGATGATGTGTGACCGTCGAGATTGATAGAGCCGTGCGCCTGTTTGGGAATCTGCCTACCGTAGTGATCTGTCTCAACTGCGCCGTGATACTTTGCCCGTCGTGCCGGATCAGTCAGGTTCTCAATGTCATAGCCAACTGTGAGAACTATCTGATCGGTGACAAGCCCCTTGTCCACCAAGTCCAGCACAAGCAAGTCCGTCATTTCCCGGACAACCAGCTTCGCCTTCTGCGGCTCATAGGGGCAATGCAATACCTGACCGGAACTGAGGCTGTTGGAGCTGGGGCGGTACGCTTTGATTGCTTCAATGGTCGTAGGCTCCCAGCCCCACGCATGGTCAATGAGCAATTCCGCATTCTTGCCAAACAGCTTGTAAAGCAAGTCCTCGTTCCGTTCGGAACAGAGGGCAACATCGCCCATCGTAAACATCCCATTTTGCTCAAGTTTCTTGGCAATGCCCCGACCCACGCGCCAGAAGTCCGTGAGAGGCTGATGAGACCAAAGCTCACGCCGGAACTTCATCTCATCCAGCTCCGCAATACGGACGCCGTTCTTGTCGGCGGGGATGTGCTTCGCCACAATGTCCATTGCCACCTTGCAGAGGAAAAGGTTCGTGCCGATCCCAGCGGTTGCCGTGATGCCGGTCGTTTCAAGCACGTCGAGGATGATCTTCATGGCGAGATCATGTGCCGAGAGCTTGTAGGTATTCAGGTAGTCCGTCACGTCCATGAACACCTCGTCGATGGAGTAGACCACAATGTCCTCCGGGGCAATATACTTGAGATAAATCTGATAGATGCGGGTGCTGTACTCCATGTAGTACGCCATCCGAGGTGGCGCGATAATAAAGTCAATCGCCAGAGACGGGTTTGCTTGTAGCTCCGAGAAGAAGTGTGATGTGCCGTCCAGCCTGTGTCCCGGCGCGTCGTGCTGCCGTCCGGCATTCGATTCCTTCACACGCTGCTTGACTTCAAACAGCCGCCCACGCCCGGAGATACCGTAGCTTTTGAGGGAGGGAGTAACGGCGAGGCAGATAGTCTTGTCCGTCCGGCTTTCGTCTGCGACAACAAGATTGGTGTCCAGAGGATCTAAGCCGCGTTCCCGGCATTCCACGGAGGCATAGAAGGATTTCAGGTCGATTGCAATGTAAGTATGTTGTTTCATCTTCTAAGCCTCCTAATTGGCACTTTATTTTCTATCCCTTCTCATTCGTCTTCTTCGGACTTTTCCAAGCCAAATGGCAGCCAGTTTTGATGCTCGTCGAGATACTGATTGACTAACCGGCACAAATAAGAAGAGACTTTATAATAGTCCTCAACGGCTCGATGAAGGAGATACATTGTCGGCGGTCGCAATGTATGCCCAAATGTGCTTATGCTCGAAATAGATGGAGATACCCTATGTGTCATTTGATTGCGGTAGTTAGCAAGAAACGCATGATTGCCCGGCCAAGGATTTGCGTCTATACTGGTATCTTCTTTCTCTTCAAGATAGTCATTAACCTCTTTCGCAAATTCAAACGATTTATCCCCCTTAGAAAACGCATCAAAGTAACGACCGCAGTGTAGTTTTTTAAGATCAACTTTTGTCTGATAGATTATATTGCAAAGCTGAGCCAGCATATCCCAGAGTATACTCACACGGAAAACAATGTTCTCGACATGATATATGGCAATTCGCTCATCTTCACCAATTTGGGAAAACGGATTGTATGTATCTAAAGACTCAGGAAGATCAATAGCGATGGCTTCCGCAAAAGCAAATTTAATTGCACTGTCAATGGTGCAAATCGTATCATAAATAGCTGAGATAGCAAAATAATCATTGGTTTCCTGATTTTTGGACTGAATGGAAAAAATGAAATTATCATTTCCACATCTAATTCTAAAAGCATCCGGCACACAAATCACAGATTCTACAAGTTCAGTTAAATATGCTTTTCCTTCTCGTGCCATAATTCACCTCAATTTCGCGCAATTTTCTTTTTGTTAAATTGCAAGCCTATATATCGTCAGCGGCAGATACCAGATAGCAACTGCCAGCTTCCAGATCAGAATTACGCCGCCGATCAGACCGCCAAGGACAAGGTTGAGTGCGACAACACCTACTGTCCCGGAAATGCCAAAGCCAATCGGAATCAGCGTGAACATCTTCCCAATGCCAAAAGGCACTCCGCAAGCAAGCCAGATCAGGAAATAATCGGGCGCTCCGTTTTCGACGAAAATACGGCTGAACATCGAAAACAAACACAACGCAACCACAACCGGAATGACGGTCTTCTTTAGGAACTCTTTCATGACATCGCTTTTCGTCATACTGACCTCCTTCATTTCAAAAAGCTGCTGCGGTACTCCATCCGACGAAGTTTATGCCCGGTTTCTGCCAGATGCGCGATTTTCAAAGCAACCAAGTTGATGTCTGTGTGCATTGCCCGCGCAATCTGCTCCGAGGTGTACCCGTAGTCGTAGATGTATTCGAGGATTTCATCGGAATCAAGAAGGATCTCTGCCGCAACGATGTTTGCCTCGTACTCCGGCTTCGTTGCCATATCATACAGCACAAACTCCTGCAAGCCATGTTTTTTTGCAAGCGCACGGTGCAGCCGGTCGTGACCGATCTCATGGGCGCAGACAATCCGCTTCATTTGAGGACTCAAATCCTTGTTGAGAAAGATGAAGCGGTTTCTTTTGACGATGCAGTACATGCCCTTGAGTGATCCGAGATTTTCGCAATCATCCATAACATTGATACCCAGCGCGTTTGCAATCTGGAAAGGATCTCTTGTGCCGCAGCGTCGGACGAGATCGCTACCGACTTTTGATAGTTGTTCGGCGTTCATCGCGCCACCTCCCTTCGGGGATAACCATTATATCAAACAGCCTGTACCAAAAACCGGACTTACTCTTCCGTCTGCTCTTTCCGGTACTTTTTTGGCGTGTACTTCTTGTTCTTTTCCTTTGCAATCCAGTAGGCTCTGGTGAGAGCCTGCATCGCGCCGTCCAGCGCGTCTTCACTGAGACTGCCTCCTGCAAACATACCGGAAACCTCGCTCACCAGCTCGTCAATTTCCCGTGCTGCCTTTGCGCCGCCCTGTTCCTGTGCGGCAAGGACGAGCATTCCGCTGTTGCCGAGAAGATATTCCGGCGTTGTATTCAGAGCCTCAGCGATTTTCTTCACGACTTCATATTTTGTTGGCTTTCGACTGCCCAGCTCGTAATTTTGAATTGTCCTCGCAGTAACAGAGACTTTTTCTGCAAGAGCGGCTTGTGTCAGGTTGGCTTCCACTCTCTTTTCTCTCAGCCTGTCTTTGAATCCCATAAGGCACCTCTTTCTAAAATTTTCTGCGAACACGAACAGAACTTTCGTTAATTCCATTGACGTGAACATCGTGTTCGTGCTATACTGTGCCTACACGAACATTCCGTTCGTGAGCATGATACCACACGAACAGAGCGTGTGTCAACATTCTTGGCGAAATTCGTGTCGGAAACAGGCAACTTTTTTAGAAACGGAGGACGCTTATGAACAATTTACAATGCAGAAAAGCCTACGTCAGAGTCAATCTGGATGTCGATGAAGAGGGAACAATCATCCCGATGCTAATCCGATGGAAGGACGGAAGGGTTTTTCAGATCGAACAGCTCAAGTACAAATGCCGCGCCAGCTCTAACAAGGTTGGGGGTGGCGGCATCCGTTACACGGTCATGATCAGAGGAAAGGAGTCGTTCCTTTTTCATGAAGGTAATAAGTGGTTTGTCGAAGCAAAGGAGGACAACTGCTCATGATTTTATCCCAGCGTCAACTTGAAGAAATTGCAGCCTCAACAACAAAGGACTTTAACCGGTTCTTTTTCGGGGATGAGGCTGACAAGCCCGACCGATCAGCTTTGCCAACGCCCATTGATCAGTTTGCAAAGAATTATCTCGGTCTTCGCGTATCATTCGCCCGTCTCTCGCCGGACGGAAGCATCTGCGGTGTCACTGCCTATGCCGACACTGAGTACAAGATCACGGAACTGGGTATTACGCGCACACTGGCTTTGAAGCGTAATCAGGTCATCTTGGACGAGAGCTTCATTCTATCCGGCAACGTGCAGCGGCTCTGCGCCAAGCGCAGATTTACCCTTGCCCACGAGTGCGCCCATCAGATTCTCTTCCAACTGGAATCGGAAGAGGTAAAGGCATCCTGCGAAATGAGATATTCCGCACGGACTGCTTATACACCGCGAGAGCTGAAAACCCGCGAGGACTGGAACGAGTGGCAAGCAAATGTCTTGGGCGCGGCGATCCTGCTTCCTCAAAAAGAGGTTGACCTGGCAATGCGTCGGTTTGCAGAAACGCCGCTGATCAATTACGAGGGGAGGTATTCGTATGGTGATCACTTAACGCTGCGCCTTTTCTGCCGGTTGTTCGGTGTCTCCAAGACAACGGCGTCTATCCGCCTTCGTCAGCTCGGCTACATGGTAGATCGTCCATTCAGTGAGTATGTTGACCCATTGGAGGTGTGGTAATGAAGAGAGCATCCATTCGGGTTCAGGAACCGACGCCGGAGCTGACCGAAAAAATCCGCAGGGCAAGAGTTGCCATTTCCCAGCAGAAGCCCCGATACCTGAAATGTCCGTATTGTCAGCATAATGCCATTGCTGTCTACGAAGACACGAGAGGTCATGTAGAATCCAAGTGCAAGAAATGCGGGCGGATCACAGTCTTTGATGTGCTGAACATGAGAAGACTGCGACCGCGTACCAAGTAAGTACCGAGTAAGAACCAGAGGACAAGCCTCTGTTCTAAAATAAAATATATGTCATAGCTGAGCTGTGGAGCCGCCTGATAGGTGAAGTCATCCTAATGCCGCATGAGACAGAGTTTAATTACTCTGTTTTATCGGCATGGGATTCAAACCTCACCGTCATGCGGCTCTTTTTCTGTCTTCACCCTTCCCGCTGCTCCCGCGCAGCGGAAAGGATGAACAATGAAAACACCTAAAACCCCTATCGAGTTCGACTACGACCTCTGGACTACGGAGGACGGAAAGTGCATGGTGCGCGTGAAAATCACCGGCGAAGTGACGGAGGTTGACCGTGAAGTCATGAAAGCCCTCCGAGCTGAGGAAAAGCGAATCAGACGCGCATTGAGATCGGACGAAGGAACCGCCAAAGAGGGGACTGAGCATCAGCACCGGACATATTCGCTAAGTGCTGTAAGCGAAAACGAAATGGAGAAATCCGACTGGCTGGTCGATCCGACATCTGATTTTGCAAACGTCGAAGCGAGACTTTTTGTGGAGTCCGCTATGGAGATGCTTACACCGCTTGAACGGGAAATCTTTTCGAGCTGCCTTCTCGGAGGTATGCCTATACGCCAATTCGCGGAGCGAAGAGGATTGAGAAAATCGACTGCATGGGACATGGCAAACGCCATCAGAAAAAAACTTCGAGAAATTTTTTGAGTTTTCCCGGACAAACGGCAAAAAAGTGTCCGTTGGTTATATGAAGGGGGTCAATCAGACCGCTTCACCTGTTCCTTGAAAACTGAATAGTTCAGTGCTGCGGATCTTTCCGCTTCTGCGAAGCAACACAGCTTCCGACGCCAAGACCTCCCGCAAGGGAGTGAGCGACCTCCGGAGAGCTATAACAGCCGCGTGGTGCGGCTGCTTGCGATGATGCAGATGCCGGGTATAATGATACTTCCGTCTTTTCTTTGAAGGGGCGGCTCGGAGCGATCCTCGGAGGGGTGAGAGTCCCATGATACCGATTGACCATTGGTAGTCCGCAGCATTCCCGCTTCGGCAGGGGTGCGAGCTGCAAATATGCCGGAAGGATAAACAATATGAAAACGCCCGAAAGGGCTTTATCATCAAAAACTATGGGCAGCAGTCTATTCAAAAAGGACTGCTGCCTATCCTTTTGCTGATAAGGCAAAATCAAATCTTGTGGAGGTGAGACGGGTGAATACCGCATCAACCATTTCTCAGCGCGATGCCTACAAGCTCATGCTGAAAGACTATCCAGATGTGATGAGCATTGAGCAGATGTGCGAAATACTCAGCATCAGCACAAAGACCGGCTACCGCATCCTGCGGGAAGGTAAAATCTGCTGTCTCAAAGTCGGCAGAGCCTATCGTATTCCGAAGGCTCATCTTTTCACCTTTCTCTGCATCGGATGCGGAGAAGCAGTCACGGCATAAGGCTTGGACTCAATTTGTTTACAAAAAATGTTCGGCAGAGGTCCTCCAATTCGAACCCGGTTCTGGTATAATAGAAGCACGGTATCAGGTAGGTGTCTCTGCTACAAAGAAGGAGGATAATTATGGTAGCAGGACATCTCCGCGAAAAAAGCGGATATTACTACGCCGTGTTGAACTACACCGATTCTCTCGGAAAAAGAAAGACCAAGTGGATTTCCACCGGGCTTACTGTGAAGGGGAACAAAAAACGCGCCGAAGCGATCCTGATGGACGCACGACGCAATTTCAATCCCGAAGAGCCGAAGGTCATGAACGGAGACATTCTGTTCGCGGACTATATGGAAAAGTGGCTCGACATCATCAAAAGCTCGGTTGCAGTCCCGACATTCGCTTCATACTCGACTACGGTTAAGAAGATTGTAGCACCGTACTTCCGCGAAAAGGAAGTGACGCTCAAGAACCTGACCGCAAAAGACATTCAGGAGTTTTACCTGAGTGAGCTTGAGCGTGTCAGCCCGTCCTCGGTCATTCATTATCACGCCAACATTCACAAGGCTCTCAAGTATGCCGTGAAGATTGACCTGATTGATGTAAACCCGGCGGATAAGGTTGAGCGTCCGAAGAAAGACCGCTACGTCGGCAGCTTCTATGATGCTGATGAGGTCAACGCTCTTTTCGAGGCTGCAAAGGGAAGCAAACTTGAACTGCCAATTCTGTTCGGTGCGTTCTACGGTCTGCGCCGGAGTGAAGCAATCGGTCTGAAATGGGATGCCATCGACTTTGATCAGAACACCATCACCATCCGTCACACGGTTACTTCCTGTGATCTCGACGGCAAGCGCGTTCTGGTTGCGTCGGACACCACAAAGACCAAATCGAGTATGAGAACACTGCCTCTTGTTCCTTTCATGCGGGAAAGACTTCTTGCACTGAAAGAAGAACAGCAGGAGAACCGCCGCCTGTGCGGACGCAGTTACATCAAGGACTATCTTGAGTATGTATGTGTCAATGAGATTGGCGATCTGATAAAGCCCCACTACGTCACAGAGAGCTTTCCGAAGCTGCTCAAGGCGAAGGGGATGAGACAGATCAGGTATCACGATCTCCGACATAGCTGCGCCTCGTTACTTCTGGCAAACGGTGTTCCCATGAAGCAGATTCAGGAATGGCTTGGTCACAGCGACTTCTCAACTACGGCAAACATCTACGCACATCTGGATTACAGCTCGAAGCTGACTTCGGCTGACGCAATGCTCAATGGTTTGGGCTTTGCAGCGAATTGA